TTATTGAAGGTGACATTATTGTCTTCAAGCGTAAGAAAGATGATCTTGAGAGACAGTTGGCTGGTATCTTCCCCAAGATTAACGGAACCTATGACTACCTTCTTAATATCAAAACTGTTCAATACACGGAAGAATGTGTCAAGGAACTCCTCAAAGAATCCAAACAGGCGAGAGAAGAACTTGAGGTTATGAAGGGTACCTCTCACATTGACATGTGGAAAATGGATATTAAAAATATGTAAGCAATAGTAGGTATGGGTGAAGCTGCGAAAATTTCGCTCAAGGCTATCGGTAAGCAAGACACACACTTACTTTCCAATGACCCAGAAGATTCCCTATTTAATTACTCTCATAAAATAAGACACTCCGAGTTCCGAAAGTACCATAATGTACAAAAGGTCTCCGCGGGTGTAGAACCTGGATGGCCATTTGGTGAAACAGTTCGCGTAGAATTGAAGCCCCAAAATATGGGAGACCTCCTAAACAACGTATGGATTCAAATGACATTGCCACAATGGGAATATAATGTCATTACTTTCAATGAGACAGCTCAAAAGATTTTATTTGGTGGTAAAACTCTAGTAGAATTTGGCTACGATACATTTGAAGCATGGTGGGCCGCAGGTGCCCCAAATGCAGCTGGGGTTACCCTCCCCATTTTCTCATTTCCAAGCTTTGGAGATTTCTTAGCATTTGAAGAGCAATGGAATGGATTACTCCTTTCACAACTTCCTTCTGCGCTTTTTGATACAACTCCACCAAATGTCCTTCTTGCGTTTTTGGGTATTATATCTGGAACTATAACTCCTGGGCCAGATCTGCTTGTAGCATTGGGCATTGATGAAAATAATACAAATATTATCCCCGGTATGATTTCTCTACTTAAAGGTGAAACTGTGCTTGATGATCCAGGTGATATTCGTACCCTAGTTCAAAACGATTTGGATCAAGCGACATTTAATGTACTTCCAGACATTGTCAAGCAAATTCTGTTAGCAGAAGTTGATCCACCCGAGTTCTATCTACCCGAAACTGCAAACTGGGCGTGGGATCTACAATTACTTGGTCGGAAAATCATCAAGAATGTGAAATTCAAAGTAGACAACCAAACACTTGAGGAAATATCCGCAGATTGGTGTATCATTCATGACAATTTATACACAAATGATTCACAAAAAATGTCTGCAAATACACTTTACAATAGAAACATCGTCGGTGGAGAGTTAACTCAGCCATCTGGTCAAAAAGAAGCACAAAGTAATGAACTTTTTATTCATATACCATTCTTCTTTTCACACAACTACGCGGGTGACGTATACTCGGAAAATGTTCAAAGTAAACCCCCATTTCCTTTGTGTGCCATAAATAATCAGAAAATTACAATTGAGATTGAATTTTTCAAACAATCATTTTTTACGTTGTACAATCAGCGCACAATAGATAATTTTGCTGGTCGGGGTATTCCCGCACAACCACCAGTGAAGAAAATGTCAGGTTTCAATATTGTCACTGAAGAAATTACACTTTCCCCAGAAGAAAGAATGTATTTCATACAATCAAATCGGGAAATTGTTTACGATTTCGTATTCAAGCACTCAGATATTCCACTTGATCCACAAGAAAGAGAATTTATTGTACAAGTGGAACCAAGTGTTCCTGTTAAATGTTTCCATTGGTTTTTTAGGTACGAAGGATACGAAAATGAAAATGAATATCGTAGTATAACCGCAACTGATCCCACATATGTAAACAAATGGTTCTATTCAACAACAGCCAATCGTTTCAATTTTACTCGTTCACAATTTAAGGATATGGATGAACCTCACCTATTAAAACGTGCTTATTTTACACTAAACGGTGAAAGAGTTCCAAATGTATCAAACAATGATAGAGAGTATTTTTTTAGTTATACACCATTCCGTTCAAGACTTTCACGTTCTGCGACAGATGTTACGAGAACATATGACTTTGATCCACCATTACCAAACTATTTACTCAACTATATTTACACATACAACTTTGCGTTGTACCCAAAAAGTACTTTAACGTCGGGTTTTCTCGATTTCTCAAATTTAAATTCAGAAAAAACAAAGTTGTATTTAGAAATGGTAGATAACATAGATCTTCAGTATGGAAATGGTCAGACACTCTCAAGTCCAACTTACAAATTTCATATGTATTATACAGGCTACAAAAAGCTCGTCTTCGATAAAGGGTTTTTACTGCAGACTTAAAAAACAAAACCTATAATTAAGTAGAGATGTCAGGAAGAGTGCGATTAAGTGCTCTTGGAACTCAGGATACACCCATAACAGGAAGTCCAACATATTCTCATTTTTTGGGCATTTTTAAACATCATACAAATTTTGCATTCGATGTACGAGAACACCCACTCATCGATGCAAAAGTTGGAAAAGAGACAATATGTATTATACCGATTGATGTAGGTGATCTCCTCACCAATTTAACACTTAGATACCAATTATTTTATAAGGCAAATGACTCATATGAAACGCCATCGGGTGGTAATTACGATGATCCATTTACACCTAATGTTGGTATACATGCTATAGAGTACGCTGATCTATATATAGGAGGAGTGCTCATAGAAAGACTTACAGGCGATTGGATTTACATGTATCATAAATATCACACAAGTGATTATAATTTTAGAGATAGCGTGGTACCTCTCACAACTGCAAAAGAGGAGCCATATGGTCCAGATGAAAATAATGTATGGAAATTGAGACAGATGTATGTAGATCTACCATTTTACTTCTACAACAATTTACCAGCTTCTATTTTATTTTGTAAACTTACAAAACAAAACTGCTATGTTAGGATAAAATTTAAAAGTCAAGACAAAATTGTAAGACCATATTTGAATCAATATACATCTGATTTGAGAATAGAAACTGCATCTCTTTTGTCTACATACGCATACCTAGATTATGATGAGTTAAATTATTTGAAAAGTACTCCAATGGATCAGTTAATTACCCAAATGCAATTGAGAAGACATGATGTAAAAAGAACCGAAGATTCTAAACAGGAAATTGTTTTGCGTTTTCAACACCCAGTCAAAACAATGTATTTCATTGCAGGAAGAAAATCTAGAGAGTTTTCGTATCATGATAGTGAAACCCTCATTCAATATATGCTCAATACAAAATTCAAAAACTTATGTGTAAGATTAAATAACACAATTTTGTTTGATGAGTCTTTTTCAAAATTGGTATATGAAAATTCTTTGACAAACTCTGTGTCTGGTATAAATGGTGATGTTTCATTTGATGGTGAAGAACAAACTACAGGCGTTCTCTATCAATTACCAACACGAGAACACATCGCCAGTTATTCATTTGCAATGTATCCATTAGATAACACTCCATCAGGGCATTTGAATTTCAGCCGTATAATCCACCAAAGATGTCAAATAGAATTAGACTATACAGATCCATATGCAGCTGAAGAAGGTGAGTTTACGGAAGTGCAAATCTATGCAAAGAATTATAACATACTTCACTACTCCGGTGGTTTATGTGGCTTAAAATATTAATCATAGATAGTATAAATGGCGGGTCGGGTTCAGATTGAAGCCTTGGGTCAGTTGACTAACTTTTTAACTGAAGATCCGTCATTCTCCTTTTTCACCAAAAGGTATAGTAAGTACACAAACTACGCAACAGAAAATTGTAAAATTTTGTTTCCGGGAGGTGTATTTACAGATGACTTGTTGGATGTAGCAATTCCCCAAAATTGTGGTGATATTTTACAAGAAGTTACACTTTCTTTTACAGTAGATCCAACAAATGTTGCGAGTCTGGGTTCAAACATTTCACCCATTGATGTATTTGGGATATCTACTATTGAATATGTGGAATTACGGGTAGGTGACCAATTAATAGACACAGTTACATCAGATGATATATTCATAGATAGAGAATTGAACATACCAGAATCTTACAGATCAAGTTTGGATGTAATACATGGAAAACACTTCCAGGGAAGTTCAGACCGTGAATTTTTACAGGAATTCTATGATGGTCAGTTTAGCACACAGGGGGTAGATCCTTTTAGTACAGATGAATATAGAATTCAAATTCCATTCTACTTTCACAGACGCCCGGGACATGGCTTTCCTTTATGTGCAGTAACCAAACAAGAATTGTCTCTCCGTATAAAACTTCGACCCACAAACGACGTTCTATTTGTCTCACAAGAAAAATTTGGTCAAACTATATGGAATCCAAGAGAAAATAATCAAGTGACACAACCACTGGAGTTGAGTGATTTTAAGGTAAACTTGAGTGTTGTTCATTTGGACACAGTGGAGAGATGTATGCTTAAAAGTAAGCCACTGGATATCCTCTTTGAGCAACGTCAAAGAAATACATTTGAAATTGAACCACAATCAAAGTCGGGTAACTTTAGATTGGATTTTAAGAATTGTGTAAAGGAACTTTTCTTTATCACCAAAAAAACTGGTAAATGGTCCGATGAATATGTATCTATTTTGGATCAACTGCGTGAGCTTGACAACTACACAGACGCTCAACAGACAACTCTTTTCATTCTTAAGTTGATTCCCGTGTGGAGTGGAGCCATAGGAAATGTATTAGATACACTTTACAGAGAAGACGATAATGACGTACGAGAAGAATTGATCAACGCCGTTCTCAATCTCTTTTATTGGGGAACAGATGATACTTATACCAGTGTTTTGGAACAACTTAAAACTTACTCTGGTGATATCAGCACTGAAGAAGCTAGGGTAGGTACAATCAAAACATACCTAAATAGTATTCCTGATACAATTCTTGGAATACAATTGGATGCAACTACCAAGTTGAATTCTCTTATCGGTGAAACAGATGAGGATGTACGATCAAATACTATAGATGCTCTTCTTGCCTACGATAATGTTTGGGGAACGGAACAGGAGAATACTTTAGATGATTTGAGAGAACCGGGAGACCCCAATGAGGGTCTACTCATATTTGGGTTGCGTATATATCTCACAACTGTCAGTTATTACCTGACAGGTCTATCACAACTTAAACCTGGAACAACTGAACAAGTTGCAACAGTTAATAAAGTTACAGAGATTTTAGATAACACAAAAGCTGAATATGACATTATAAAATTCGGTCTTAAGGCGGTACTT